TAAAAATCGTTTTGCATATGTGGTATTAGCAAACCATTGAATATTACCTCTAGAGTCTGAAGATTGAACTGCAGGTCTAAAATAATAATTAACCGAACTGCCTGAACTGTTTGAAACTTCTACCCTTGTATAAGTTTGTGATTGCTTTGAGGTGCTACTTGAAAAATTTGTTCTAACAACATCACCATCTGTAGTGCCTGAAAATGTTGATCCAGTTTTATAATTTATTGCAGGTCCAAAATTGGTATTGCTTGCAAGGCTGAATTGTCCACCAGTTGCATAAATATTCATCCGAAAACCAGTTGCTAATGCAATCGGCCCCTGAATAGTTCCAAACCCAATAAACAAATTACTGGCATCAGTAGTAACATTGCCTGAATCGGTAGAATCCTCAATGACTGCACTTCTAAAAGTTATCATTCCACTAGGAAAAGTCGTATTTGACCCTAGTGTAAGCGTAGGATTATTTTGATTAACAGTTATCTGACCATCTGAAGCAATACTAATCGCTGAATTAGCGTTAGTTAGGTCACGAATGTTTGATACTTGAAGATCGCTAGGCATGATTATTATTCGGGTTTATTGGGCCAATTTAAATTATCTAAATCGCTAAAATCCATGTCTCTTAGTGCTTTTCTGTATGCTTTCCATTCAGTTTTTTTATCAGTTGGATAATCTTCAATCATGTATATATCAGACTGAGCTAAATATTTATTTCTTAATGCTTTTTGATGTACTTCTTTTTGGTTAGTTCCTTCGGCAGGGTTGCCAGGATTATGTTGTATTCTTATCATGCTAATTTTAATCCATAAAGTGAATGCCAAGACCCTTGGTACATACTTGCGTTACTTTCATAAAAAAAAGTAAAGCCAGTCACAAATAGATTTGCATCTATTTTAAACCCGCCATAAATTAATTGATCTGCATCTCCATCATTATGACCTACTGTTTTGAAATAACCATGAGGCATATACCCATTATTTCTTGTGGAGTCATATTGATTTCCATCTATGGTTGGTGTGTCACTAGCGCTTGCATAACAATTCCAAATACAAATTTCACCTTGTACACCACGACTACCTGCATTTTGAAAAACATCTGTGAATAAAAAAAGTTTACTAGCGCTACCATCATTTGAATAATTACCTGTGCCACCACCGGATTCTTTATAATCGGTGTAATAAACGTAATTATTTGTTGAATGGTAGGTTGATGCCCCTGTCATAAACTGAAACCTTAAATCTTTAGTACCAGTAGAATTACTAAGTTGAAAATATATTTTGTATGCAGAAAATTCACTGGATACTGTTAATGTGCTTCCTGCTTCATTTACTAATGGGAAATAAGACGAATCAGTTGGGCTAGTATTAGTATTATAATGCTTTGTACCTATATGTTGCCACCCATGAGGGCTTGCTCCATCTGCTATATTAACATTTGAACCAATAGTCCCTGCACTTAAAGTATTAGTAATACTTACATTCCCATCACTCGCCAGCACCAGATTGTTACTGCCAGAACTAGAGTGCTTGATGTTGGTTACTTTTATTTCAGAACTCATGATGCCTCACTAGGTGGATCTGGGACTTCATACGTTTCAACTAAATGCCATTGTTCATGTTTTCCAGCAATTATTTTTGCACCTTCAGTATCACCATGAAATTCTTTAATCCCAACTTCACTTGCCTCCACCATTTCAACATAAGTAGTACCATCATCACTTAGTTTTTCTATTCGATAAATAATCATACTTTGTCCATTTCAATGGTGTAGGTAAAACCTTGTTGCATATAATGATTTCCAGTTGGGGCACTTGAATTTGAACTTGATAAAGAACCTGAATCAGAAGCAATTGTTGTACTGGCATTTATATAAGTCCAAGCCCAAGAACTACCATTATGCGATTGAACGGCAACAGGTTGACCAAACCCAAAACCCATATAACTACCTCCGTAATAACTAGCTGTTATTCCGTATGCTATCCTAACCTTATTAGTATCAGTTGGATTTCCAGATGCTTTATAATTACTTACAAACTTCACGGCTCCCTCAAATTTCCCTGACAAACTTCCGTCAGAATTAATAGTAATTGCAGTTGTTCCATTTGAATGTTTTATTCCGTTGTCTGTTATTACTGTCATACGATCACCAAAGTTCCATTAACAGTAAGAGATCCATTTGTACCAATTGTTACTGGTCCTGCCATTACTGCATTTTCATCTGCACTTATTGTTACAGAAGAGTTAATGGTTGCTGGGTTTCTAAACAATCCAGATTCCGTTGACGATACATGTCCTGTCAAACCTGAAGAATCAGCCTGAAGAACAGTTTTATTCTCTGCTCTTAGATCAAGCTTGTTCTTGGTTGTTTCCTGAACACCAGTATTAAGAGTTCCTGTTTTCTTCATATTAAGCACTTGCGTTGTCTAATACAGAAAGCCAGCAATCGACTGCAACATCTGAACTAACTTTAACTGCATCATTGTTATCGAGAACAATCTTTCCCTGAATTACTTCAATTCCACCACCAGCAGGAATCTGTGCGCCTTTAGCTAAATAGATGTCGTCTGATCCATCATTGATGTAGGCATCGACTGTCGCGGTGCTAGATGCGTGTGTATTGGCTATGGAAAAACCAATCAAGATGTCAGCTTGTGCTGCATCAGAAGCATTCGATGTATGTACTGTTTGAACAGAAGTGACATCGTTTTTTGTGTATCTTTCAAATGAAGCCATGTTTATCCTAAAGCTATTGCCATAGCAATTGATGATGCCGAAGCAGTAGAAGCAGAAGCAGCGGCACTGGTTGCTGAACTAGCAGCCGCAGTAGCTGAAGAAGCAGCATTAGTTTCTGATGATGCTGCACTTGTAGCAGAAGATGCTGCTGCCGTTTGAGAACTTGCTGCTGCTGTCGCAGATGTCGCAGCAGCCGTAGCTGATGTTGCTGCCGCTGTCGCTGAACTAGCAGCATTAGTTGCCTGCGTTGTAGCATCAGCAACTTGTTCATCGGGATCGTAGGTGCTAACCCCAACATCGCCGTTAGCATCAAACTTGATTGCTTTGCTTGCGCGATTTGCTTTGCTAACGGTAATATCGCTGGCTGCGGCGGCGGTGGTGTTAAAATCGTTGGTTGCTGTAAAACTTAAATTCAAGTCAGTCAGATTATTGTTAATCTGCTGCGCAATCATGATTGCTTTGTCAAAGTTCTGCTCTAGCGTTTCAGCATCTAGCGCACTCCCTTCGGTGTAATCTGTGTCTTGTGAAAACGTCATGTTCCGCGAAATAGTAATGTATTCCGTGGTGGCAGTAGGGACATGACTAGAAAGAAAACGGATGGTCACGCTGGTAGCAGAAGCGCCAGATTGAACACTATAATGCGTTCCTTCAACGTAATTTGTATCGGTAGCCGTAGTCGTATTGGTATGAACGACCTGGATTTCAGAAGTGCTTAAATAATTAAAGCTAGCAGTGAAATCCGTGCTAGTGGTGTAACCAGAATTACCAGTATATTGTTTCCTGGTTTCCGTTGTAGCGTTTACAGTCATCGCATCAAATCCTGAATAGGTTCAAAGGCCGGCCATGTTGCTTTTCTTAGCGGGCTAGTCGTTGGTTTCATGTCAATCGGCTCGCGGATAAATTCCTGACCGTATTCTTTCTGAACTCGCCGTTCCATGCGTTTGAGATAGCCTGGATTAAATGCTTCCTGGATATTATACAAAAAAGCGTAGTTTAATGCAGTCCTAGCCCAAAAAAGATTTGCATACGGCGCATTTCTTATAATCGCATTGAAGGTTTCGGAAGCCGCATCGCCTTTGGTGACAAGGGCTGAACCCGCACGCGCGATGTCTTGCGCAGTCGCCATAGTTCGCCCGCCTATGACTTGACCCACGCTTACTCCATATTTACCGAAATCATTCATGATGAAGTCTGCAAACACGCCACCGGTTCCGCTGTAGACCAGGGCGGCCGTGGCTGTCTTAATGAATGCAGGATCAGTCGGATCGACAGGGCGCGGTTTCTTACCCTGGATGATGTCTTTAATGCTAAGAGAGATGTAGCCTAGCATCGTCATAGCGACCATGTTTGCCATCGTGAAGCCTTTGCCCATCTGCTGATAGCGCGGGAACATTTTCATAACGTAGGTCAGGCCGAAGCTACGAAACTGCCAGAACAGATCCATTGTCGTGCGCCAAGGTGTTCCACGCTTGCTGCCGCCGAACATAAACGCGCGCTGGTTCGCTCCTGGTTCTGGGACTGCGGTTCTAGCTTCTTCTGCAAAGTAGGTTCGCATGCGCAAAGCCAGATCCTTGATGCCTGCACGTTCTGCTACTGGCGCGCTAGCAGCTAGTTCATCCAGGGCATCCGGTGTCACATAAGTTCGCTTCTCGCCTTTCGGCCCCTTAAATTCTTTAATACCGGCACGCTGGATCGTATTCCAATCCGCTTCTTCAATCCCATATTGGCGCATGGCGCGCTGCATCACTTCGTCAAGCTGGTCGTAGCGCTTGCCGATCTGCTTCGCAAGATGGCTGGAGAGCATCAGACTAAACGCATTTCGGTGCGAGGTTGTCCACTGCTGAAGAAAATTGAGCCGGAAAAACGTGTCCTGCATGTTGGAAAGTCTGCCAGCAACAAAATCATCAGAACTAAAGCGCGCGTGAAACCCGCCAATCACATCGTCAAAACCTTCGCCCAGGTACGACAGCACTTCATTCAGTTCATCCTGGTCATACCGGCGCAAGACGTTGCCAAAATGGTTATGAATGGATTCAAAGATGTTCATGCCGTTGTATGCAGCCGTTTGAATCACACTCGCAAGATCGCTGAAGCTGGCAATGGTCGCACCGCCCAGCGATGACATATTGTTCAGAGTCTTAATGTTGTGTGTGATGCGTGCGACAGAAGGTGCATTTGCAAAATTAGAATCGACATGGTAACTCTCACCGGTGACTTGCATGTAGCGTGACCGGATGCCGGCTTCGTCAAAGCCCTGCTGCGCGCGATTGTGAACTTTCTTAGCACGCTTAATCAGCTTTTCCATCATCAGATCGGGATTCGTTCCCAGGCGCTGAATCAGTACCACTTCATCCGATAAATTCTTCAAACCGTTGATCAGCGCAGTCTTGATGTCTCCGTGGCCGAATTCACGTTGATAGGCAAGCCAGCGATCTGCTGTGCGGAAATGCAGTTTACGATGCTGCGCCATGCGGGTTGCTAGCGCCTGCGATGATTTCATGATCGGTGCATCGTCTACCACGCGGCGCTTGCCATCCAGAATGTTATCGTAGACATGCTTCATGAACTTCAGCTTCTCTTCTTCTGAAACACCCGCACCGAAAGTTCTTTCATGGTTGACGTAATCATCTAGCATCATCTTCGACCAATCGTCACGGCTCATCTTGCGGATCAGCGTAGGATCGTGATACTGCGTGGTCACATGATCTTCCAGCCAGCCAATAGCAGCACCTTCGCTGTTTGCTTCATCCACTAGATTTCGCTTGGCCTGGACGTACCCGCGCGCAAACTCAAATGCTGTTTGGTTCTGGGTGCGCTGCACTGGATTCTCTAGGCTGAAGCCTTCGCCATTTGGCCCGAAAAGCTCTGTGACAATATCTTCCACGTTGCGCTCGTCCTGAATCCATTTCATCAGCGCTTTGTTCTTCATGCCCATTGTCTTGGACACGTTGCGGAAAACATCGGTGTAGTTTTGTTTGAACTTGGCAAGTTGCCGGCCTGCGATGCTGTCAAGTCCTGCGAAGCGCTCATGCGTGCTGCCTGCAATAAATGCTTTTAGGTTCGCATCAAGCCAGCCTTCATCGCGTATGTTCATCTTGGCAAACAGCTTCTGAAGATTACTTTTGGGCGTGAGCTTGCCCATCTGATCCACTAGGTAATTAATGGATCGCTCCTTCAGGATGTTCTTTTTCGCAGCTAGCTTTTTCTGCTTGGCAAAAAACTTCTGCTCTGCGGTCATGATCTTGGTCAGCTTCTTAATCGTCACACGCACATCACCTTCACGGAATGAAGTGGCACGTTGACTGATTTCAGCTACCAGTTGATCAGCATCTTCTTGTGCTAGATTGTATTTTTTGGCGATCACTCGCCCGCAGTTTGTGTCTGCCATTATGCTGCTGCTGTTTTTAGAACGCAGTTTGCGGCATCTTCAATAATGTCTGATGCTTGATCATGCGCTTGTGATTCTGTTTCGGCTGCGCGAATCGTTTCTGTTTCTTCTACAGTTTCAGGTTTTTCTGCCATCTGGTTTTGATATTCCTGGTCAACCAGCGCAGTTTCTTCATCAACTCCCGCTTCGTCTAGTTTGGCGGCTGGTGGCGCTGTTTCAGGTTCTGGCTGCGCTGTGGTGTACTTAGGTTTTTCTTTGGGTTGAAATGTATCTTCGTATCCGTTTGCTATCAGATCGTCTTTCATCCCAATGTAGAGCGCATCGCCGGTGTCAGGGTCGATGTGTTCATAAATGTTGTTCTGAAGCTTGTTAAACATCTTTTCGCCGGTGCTATTCCATGCTTCTTTAAAACTATTGTGACCACTGATAAATTTTCCTTCCTGGTCAATCAGATTCCATTTGCCGGCAGGGATCTCTTCTTCTGGTACTTCTTCAGAAACCGCACGCGGCTCCGTTCCATCGCTTGCCTTGTCTCCAATCACGGATGCAACGTCAGGCGGTTCGCCATCGTCAAAACGCTGGATAGAATGCCGTGCAGCCGCAGTCATTTCGCTGGGTGTCAGTTCCTCGACAATGCGCTCGCGGATCGGCGGCTCACCATCTGCACGCGTAGTAATGACTGCATCGGAATCGGTTGCATCACCTTCGATGACTAATCGCCTGCGACCTAGCAACGCACGCCCACCTTCGATAGCAGTGCCAAAAAACATTCCTGCGCCCACGCCGGCAAGAATATCGAGTGATGCGCTCTTAGCATCCCATTCCTGCTGATAGGTTTTTCGTTCAAATGCAAGAGCAGGCTGGAGCGCTGCCGCGCCTAATCCCCCTTCAGCACCAGACATAGCAATGCGCCCCAGAGCCTTTTCGGTGTGCTTGTTTGCAGCCTTGTGAATCTTGGTTGCAGTTTGACCTAGCTTTGTGAGATAGCGCCCTTTGATCAGAAACCCAAATGGGATCAAGTTCACAGGGTCGGGGATCGCGCCCATGATCGTGCCGGTAGCATAACCAAACCATGCTAGCGCACCGGAGCGCTCCATCAGATATTCAGTCTGCCGTGCTTGGTCGTAGCGCTTGGCTAAAAGCTTTGCTGCTGCATCCGTAATTCCATCCTTGTATTCAAGACCAGGGCGATAGTCGCCGGATGCGCGCCATTCTTCTTCGACCAGCGGCATGCCTTGTGATTCTGCTTTCTGCATTTCTGCGATGCTAGAAACAAGGCCCAAGCTGCTAGTGCCGAAACTATCATCGAAAGCAACGCCTGCCATCTGCATGAACCCTGGGCTGTAGTTTTCCAGGTAGGATTGCTGAAGCCCTGGATCTGGCCGGAATAGGTAGTCAGGTAGTCTCATGGATACAACTTCAATGCTTCTTCAAGGCTGGTCATGTAGTCAATATCTTCCTGGGTCTTGGGAGTCATTAAGCCTGTGCGCTGTTTATCTTTTTCCTGTTCGGTTTGATAAAGCTGCTCCAGCCCAAATTTATTGACTTCTCTCTGCCCGATCATAATAGGTTTGCCGGTAGAATCCTGGAGCGGCGTTTGACTCCCTTGTAGATTGCCAAACAAGAAATAAGTGCCATCACCTCGCCCAACAAAATAGTGCTGGTTGTCTTCGACTGCGCGCCTGGATGCAGTATTGAATTCGATCCCTTCAATATAGGTGTCTAACCCTTTTTTAATTGCTTCAGGTTGTTCCATCAGCAGCACGTTGAGATTTTTTCGATCAACAAGAAAATGAGAGCGGCCGTAGTTGCTAGGAACCATTGCGTATTTATCAGTAATCAAATCTTTCTTTGCTTGCTCAAATGCTGTTCCGAAATCTGGCGCGCTTGGGTCACTTGACATCTTTGCGAGCGCATAGTTTCTAACTAACATGCTCATTGCCGATGCTGTTTTTGGATCAGCAGAAAAAGCACCTGAAAAAGCAATAACATCGTCATCCGAAAAAACTTCATCGTTGATGTCTTGGCGGTTTTCAGTCAATTCTCCGATTTTGGCAAATAGCTGATTGTTGTTCATAGTCTTAGCCATGTGGATGCCTGCTATCACATGGTTCTTGCTGTAATCAGCATAAACTTGGTCAGTCATCTTAATGTCACTGCGACCATCAAGCTGGCGCATAGCTTCTGGAAAGTGTTTGCCAGATTGCTCTTCAATGCTTTTGATTAGATTCGCACGCGCAAAAGGATCTTGATTGGTTCTGCCCCAAGCTTCATTGATGTTTGTAATCTGATCATCGTCAAAGTACAAAGGAACGCGCCCAGGCTGCACTCTGCGCTGTTCCTGGGTTACAAAATCGATCCTGTCAGAATTAAAAACATTACCGCTCCACAAACGCGGATTTAACTGCTGAAAACTTGCTTCTGCATCTGATTTAGGAAGTAACTGTTCCTGCGTTAATGAGGATAAGAATTGAGCGGTGTGGATGCGCGAAGGATTGTCTTCACGGTCTTGTTTAATCTTGTTGATCTGGTTGTTAAATGCGCTGTTTTGAGTGGTCAAAGAGCTAAGATCCACTGATTTTTGCGGGATGTCTCCTAACTCTGAGCGCATAAAATTAAGCGGCTCCAGCGTTTTCTGAATTGCGCTGATTGCAGCATCAGACTTGTATGCCAGCGATTTTGTAGGCTCAAATTCTTCCGGTAAATCTTCTACTGTGCCACTGGTCAGCGCATTGAAAAGGATGCTGTAACGCTCCTGCGCTTTTGCGCCCTCGTATCTGCTTTTATTAATATTCGGATCTTTGTCAAATTTTCCTTGATCGCGCAGATCCTCAAGAAGATTTGGATTAAATTCAGCCGCTCCGCTGCTAGCAAATATGAAGTGATTGGATAACTCGTTTTTTAAACTTTGCGCATCTCTGGTCGTTAAATTATCTTCAGCAGTTTTGAATTGCTGGCGCAACGTCCTGCGAGGTGATCCTATAATGCCAGGAAAGCCCGAACCATCGGACCCTGGTTCTTGAGTTAAGATCAAGCCCTGGCTAATTGCATCTCTGTCGCCGTCAAGTGCTTTGATTAGCAAATTATTGGCATCCATCGTGTCGATCTTAGTAGCATATTCAGCCACTATTCTGCGCACCTCACCTTCTTCGTAGATAGTCCCGATGCTAGGCCCGAAGATGCTAGCAATTGCACTGAGTCTTGGATCGCCTTCGCTCGCGCCTGCAATCACATCCCTTTCATCGTCAAAAGTCCGGTACATGTCTTGTAGCGTTGACAAATCACCGGTCATGTCTGCAATCTGATCTGCGCGGGAAATATCTTGGTTACGTGTGCGGTCAATGTTGATCTTATCCATTTTGCCGACAAAGCTGGTGACCATGCCTGGGATCGTAACTCGATGCTCTGCTGCTGTGTCAAAGTCTGATGCCACTGCTTTTAAATTATTGCTATTTAAATCAGCAACTATGTTTTTGCGTGACTCCATAGCAAACGCTTGAAGCTGCTCACCCGCTTTAATCGGATCTAATTCAAGGCTTTCTACTTGTTTTTCTAGCTCTGCCTGTTTTTCACGCATACCACCTAAATATGCTTCCATTTGACCACCAGCTTTGATTCGGATCTGGTTGCTATTGGTGGCTTGAGCAACTTGCTGTTCTCGCGATATTTGTATTTTGTTGAGTGCTAACTTAACATCACTGCGCTTGCCCAAAACACTTTCTTCGCTTTCTGGTGCAAATTCATCCAGCGTTTCTTCTAAAAATTGCAGTTGGGTCTGGCGAATGTTTTCTAAAGTGTAATTAGCATCTGGATCATTCTGCATATCCAGAGTGAATTCGACTAGCTTCCGGCGATATGCAATGGCTGCTTCGTCAATGATGTCAGCTTTTCGCTTTTCATCCATGCGCTTCGTTTCGCGCTTCGTTTCTTCAGAGGTAGCATTCTGCCGATTCCCTTCTGTAGCACTTAAACGCTGGTTTAAACCGGATCGCAGTCCCTGGACTGTGTTTCGGATCTGAGTATTGAAAACATTTTGATCATCGCTCAAAGACTCAAAATCACCTGAAATCTGGAATTTCACTTCAGCAGCAGAAGCAGCCAAACCAAGCTCTGTTTGTGCTTCTTTTAGGCTTATCTCGCGATTGTTGTAGCGCTCTAAAATAGATGCCGTCTGATCTGTGTAAAATTCTGCTGCCTGCTGGCGAATCTGGTCATTGGTGACATCTCGCAACCGTTCAGCTTTTCTTTCTTTTTCATCTTCATCTCTGATGTAGCGCTGAATGGTTTCTGCTTGCAGAGCAAACGATTCCTGGGTGCTGATTTCTTGAAGATCCAGCGAAATCTGTTCTATGTCAGTAGATTCAGTAATGTTAAATTTTTCTGCTGCACTATTTACCGTTGCCTGGATCTTGGCTTGTATGGATTGCGCTAAAGTTTTTGCTTCTTCTGGGTCAGTTGTTTCTGCTAATCGCTGGCCCAGGCGCTCACTACGCGCAAGCTTGACAAATTCATTGCGTGCGGTGCGGCGTGCTAGATTGATGTTTTTTGCTTTTTCTTTTTCTTCTTCAGAAAACTGCTTGTTGATTGCCCATAACTGAAGGGAACCGTTTGAAGTGATAAACTGCCTGCGAAGTTCGTTTTCTAGTTGGCTGTGAAATCGTTCTGGCAGCTTGTTCTGCGCGCGTGTTTGAATAGTTGTTAGCAACTCATCTATATCATCAGATAATTTCCCTCTGTCAGAATCAGAATCATATTCTGCACGGAATGTTAAACCAGCAGCCTGGGCTGATTGTGCAAAATCCAGTTTTGCAGACTCTAAAACATTTAAATATTCTGACTGTTCTTGCTGCTGTTCGGCTGTGAATTTAGCAACAATAGTTTGCGTGGTGTCGCTGCGCGCAGCGTTTTGTAGCTGTGTGCGTGTGCGGGAAAGGAATTTCTTTTTTTCTTTTTCTGAATAACCGAACTCTTCAAAGTGCGCCTGAACAAGATCACCGTTTAGTAAAACACCTATTTCCCGATCAGTCACTTGATTCACATCTTTCATAAACTGCTCACCAGTGATTTCTGAATCACGCAGTTCATCCATGCGCGAGATCCGTTGATCTACCGCAAACTGTTTAATGCTGCTGGCAAGCGCATCGATGGTGTCACGCTCACCACGCCGGCGCTCGCGATCTCCACGCTCCAGGTCATAGATGTAGTGATCGTATAACCGGTCAGCAGCTTTTCCTGCAACCTTGCCTAAGTTACTCACTGCTTGCGCCGGTCCAATGTCATACTGGAGAAACTGCATGACATTCGGCACTTGCCCGCCACGCAATTGCGCAGGCGCAGCAATATTAGGAACTTCTAGCTGCTGGGATGCTTGCTGAAATCGTAGTCGTGGCATTAGCTTGTATAGAGAGAGTCAAAGTAAGACATGCCGCTACCTTGGCTGGGATCACCTCTGCCGGTTCGCACGCGCGAGGAATAATCCATCGACAACATCTGCGATCCAGTGTCTGTGAATCCGGTCAACAAGGTCAGTGGGCGCATGCGTGCAATATTATTAGCAGCGCTGTTCTGCATGGAAGCCATGTCATAGTAATATTCACGTTCTGCTTCAGCATTCCGGCGAATAGCTCTGGCGTTCCTGGATGCCGTCACGCGCGCGTTCATAGCCCGCGCATTGATGTTCTCCCGCATGACATCCTGGTTAAATTTGTTTGCAAGCGCTTGAGTCATTGCTAGAGATCGAGGTGCGCCGTAGCCGACTACAGCACCACTGCTGCCGGATCGTGAAACAATATCGGAAACTTTTTGCTGTGCTTTGTTGGCTTCATAGGTCAGAGCTAGCCCGCCCTGGCGCTCAAATAGCTGTGCTTGTTCTTCACCGACTTGTTCGGTTTGTTCAGCATTTTCCAGTGCTAGGTTGTAGCGCTTATCAGCATGCTTCCGGTACAGCATGGCTTGTTGCTTGGCACGCCGTTCAGCAGCTTCGCTTTGCATGTAGCCGCCGATTCCATCCAGCGCCATCTTCGCCATCATCAGATAGCCAACGTATTGGATCATGATTACTCGTTAGTTTCGTAGTCGATTGCGATATTCAAGATGCTGCTGGGAAAAGGCTGATCCTGGCGCAAGTAAATCTCGCCGGAAGTGTCATAGACTCCAGGCATCGTCAGTTCTCTGTCTCCGGTAAACAGAGGCAGCGCCGTGCCAATCGAGTCACTGGTCAGACGAAAGGTTTCAATGCTGAGATCATCCACGCTGATGCCGTATTTCAAGCCCATCGTATCCAGCAGCTTTACATGAATCCGGTGAATGCGTTTCTTGTTTCCGATGCTGGTCTGCGTGCTAGGATCACCGATGGCAAGTGCTAGGGTCTGAATATCGGAATTGTAGGCAAAACCCACGCGCGCAGTAGTTACCGAAAGTGCCAGTGAAAGCTCACCCGCAGTAATTACTTTGTCAGGCTGATCAGCATCATTTCCTAGAACAGAGAAAGTCTGACCTTCGGCGTAGTGCAGGCTGGTGAGTGTGCTGGCGCTGCTGCCGGAATAATTAGAACCGCAGTCAATAAAGTGCGCATCTGATGCAGACATGCTGTTGTCGTAAAACTGCTCCAGATATTCAACATAGCGTTGCGTAACATCTTTCTTGTAGATGGTGTGTGTGCCACTGCCCTGGTCGATGTCAATCGCATCGCCGCCGGAAGAAGCTGCAATCTTGAACGTGGTAGAAGTTTTATCGCGCACATAATATGTGGTTCCTGCGGTGACGTTTGCAGGCATCGTGTCGCTGGTCGTGAATTTGATAGCATCTCCATCACTCAAGCCGTGTGATGCGATGGTGATGACATTGGTGCTTGCATTTATATCGGTGTGGGGAAACTGAGTCAGATATTCATCGACATCGCGCTTGACGACCATCCAGAGTTGATCATGCCCAGATGCTCCCGATCCGCGCGGGATCACCGAAGCAGATTCGACTTTCGCGTGGTTGCCGTAGGTTGCATCGGTGTGCGCGCCGCCAATGATATGAAGCCCCCACGATGACATGTTTAGGTCAGTGTTATAGGTACATGTCGCAACCTTTCCATCGGTGCGAACCACCCAAAGCAAGGAAGCAGGCTGATCCTGAAACACCAGGGCTTTGATTCCGGTCTGTGTAATATCTTCTGCGCGCAACGTAATATCTTTGGCGCTGTATTGTTCCTGCTCGCGGTCAAAGATCAGTTCCCGCACCTTACGGCCATTCTGCTGGACGTAAAGCACGTTGTTGCCGATCTGTGCCGGAGTAGCAGAATCATGCGCAGACCAGTTCGATATTTTCTCAACGGTAAAATTAAACGGCGTGATTGTCACATCATCGCGATTACCAAACATCTGGTAGATCCCGCCCGATGTCCCAAGCGATAATCTGCGCCCCTCGTTGATCCATTCAATCTTGTCAACCGTGTCGGATGAAATAAGGAGCGAAAACGCATTGTCACTGTAGATTTGCTCGCCCATGATGCTCGCGCCCGCAGAATTAAAGTTGCCGGTTTGCACGCCAATCGGTTCGCTGGCTGCAAAATTGTCAAAGTCTCCGGTCTTGCTGAAGTGAACGGTCTGCGGCTCTTTTGATGTGCCTGCTAGCACCAAGCGTTGCTGGTAGATTTGGACTGTTCTTGGGTGGCCTGTGGTCGAGGAAAAACTGCCAAGCTGCCACTCCGTTGTAGCATCGGTGTATGCTAGTGGTTCGGAGACAACTGCGGTGATATTTTTGGTGTCGGTGTGTGCGGTGATTTCGACATAGCCCCATTTGATTTGTGGCGCTACTTCCGTGTTCATGCGGATGATTCTGCCGACATCTGTAGACTTGAAACCATCGCCATCATTGATGCCTGTGGTCGAGCTAGCTTCTAGGGTGACTTTGGTGTAGGCAGGAATGAATTTCTTGTAGAATTTTAATTCGGCTGTAACCGTGCCGCTTATGTCAATTTCATCACCGCCAACGCTGGTTGCTAGCTTAAAGGTGTTTGTGGTCGCACCTATGATAAAATACTCGTTACCTTCACCTGGAGAAACACCACTAAGACCAGTTCCTCCTAAATAAAAAACGCGCTGACCGTTGACAAGCGGGTGATTGATTAAAGTAAAAAAATTGTTGTCAACATCCGGCCCATCTTTCGACATTTCGCCAACAAGCTCATAGCCGTATTGTTTATAGTAAAGTTTTCTTGCGCCTGTGCCGGCATCAGTAAATGTATCTGCGGAGCCGCCTTGACTAAGTGAAACCTGAAATTCGTCAAGCGTTGCACTGATTACGTGATAGTCAGTAGAAGCAGAGATCCCATTAGGTAAATCACTACCGTCAAAGTAAACCAAGCTGTTATCAACAAGTCCATGATTCGGGATTTTAAATTTGTTTCCAGAAGCATCGATGTTCGTGTCTTCCAGTTCTGCAATCAGCCCGCGATCTGAATTACTGCTGATGCTGGTTGCAACTGTCAGAGTAGTGTCTTCTGTGTTCAACGGCAGATAAGGACCGTCTTTCAAAGTCAGATCCGTGAGTGTCCAATTCGTATCTGCTAGACGTTTCAGTTCTGCAATCTTGTGGTCAGGGTGCGCGATAAAGAGAACATCCGCAGACTGCGTGAAAAACAGATCATCAATCTGTGATGTGGTGTAGGTGGTGGATCGTTCATAAACGGATTTAACGGTGTGCGTTCCAGAACCGGCTGCTGAAGTCAAATCCAGTGCTGCTCCAATCGTATTGTCAGCCAATGAAAGTGTTATGTCATTGGTACTCTTGGTTTTGATAAAATATCGCTGATTCGTCAGCAGCCCGCCTGGAAGCGTTCCTGTGGTAGAAAAATAAATATCATCGCCCACGCTCAAAGGTGTTCCACTCGCAACCGTGATGGTGTTCGTGCTGTGGTTGAAGCTGGAAATCGTAGTTGCATCGGTGGTGACAATAGAATCCTCCCTATAGAACCGGATGTAGTTGTTTCCGAATTCCAGGATGTAGCTCTGCCCGCTTCCGAAATTAAACGGAACTAAGCGAACCGCAGCATTGTCTTTAGATCGGGAAACGTAGAACGATCCTGGCCTGCGCGCGACTGAACCTTGCGGCAGCGGAACATAGTTCTGACAGATTTTTAAGCTGGTACGGTATGAAGGAAGATCGACATAGCCCTGCATGCGCGGGCTGATTTGACCGTCTGCGAAGCTGGTTTGAACGCTCTGAATGCGCGCCATCTATCTCCTTGCTTCAATGAAAACATCACTCCAGAGGGTGTCAACATTCGCACGCTCTGCCGAATCGATGGAGCGCGCTTCTGCAACAACGCTGAGAAACTTGGAAAGCATGTTGTTGCGCAGTTCCGGTCTGCCGGTCAAAGATTCTGCGATCTCTGATGCGAGCTTCAGCGCAATCGCTTGAATGATTACACTGTCAAATTCATTGGGATCAAGAACTTGTTTAACGTATTTGAGCAGGACTTTTTCTGCATCGGTGACGATGTTTCCGTTTTCGATGCGGAATGGTGTCTCCCATTCTTCAACGTCAAGAACGCGCAAACAGTCACTAGGCAACGAATAAGCATAATCGAAGCCCCATACTGGCGCGGTGTCGTTACGTGCTAGCTGGGTGCGCTTGATGGCGCATGACCAAGGATGCGAGCGCAGGACTGAATCTCTGACATCATCGTACCGGAGATTGCAGACCCTGGCCCGCTCGTTGGCATCCGACAAGCTAGATATTTTCTGGTCGCCCAGATTGCTCAAAGCGATATTACAAATATCAACTACGCTTGCCATAGTGCTGCTTAGTCAACGGTGTAAAAGATCGTACACTTGACAACCTTGGTGTCTGCCAAAGCAGCAGATCCAAGTGTGACCTTTACATCTGACAAAGCAGTGGTTTTCGTTCCAGCAGTAACTACGCTGAAAAGATTAGGCACGCTAGCAGTCGCTGTAGCAGCAGCCCGCATGGTGGTAGCACCAACGGTGATTGCATAAGTACAACTACTGTTTGAATTATCGTGCTGCAAGATTCCATAAAGCAAAGTAGCGTTAGCAGGAACTTTACCCAGGAAGATTACATCAGAGTTTCCAGTATTACCGGAAGCTGTGAATGAATCGTAGCACACACGCACACGCCCACCCCACTCTGCGACATCGATGTTAGCAGCAAGAGCGCCGCTAGTGTCTCCAGCCGCAACGGGATCTTGAGCGGTGTAGTTTACACCGTATAAATTTGCCATAAGACTCCTTAGTGGCTAGTGGTTAATTAAGAAGGATCGCAAGCAATTTCAACCACACGCTCTTCTTCCAATCGCACCGATCCGATGGTCATGTTCAGATAAACGTAGGTGCTGAATCGCTTGTCAGCCCGCTCTGTGATTCTCGCGCGCACATCTTCCCAAAGACAAAGGCCGATGCCGTCACGGTGGAATGCGATCACTTGATCATCGCTGTTTCCATCAGTAGTGATTCGCTCGCTTCTAATAAACTGGAAACCCATGAAGGTGTCGAGTTCGCCGGATACCAGGGCGCGCACGCTGTTATAGTCAGCGCTAGCAGCACTGATGCCGCCTGAACCAGATGATCCACCTAATGAAGTGTCACTGAGAAGCTTCGCCATTTGCTTGGCGTTTGCGACAATGAACAGATTAGGTCGTCCACCCATATCGTAATCGTCTGCTTCGCCGGCTCCTAAGATCCTGCGTGCTTCGATTAACTTACCGATGGTCAAACCTCTATCACCGGAACCTGAATCGTAGGTGTTAAAACTAACGGAAACTTTCTGCCCTGCGGGAAGAGTTTGTGAAGTTGCGCCACCTTTTCCAGTGAAAGCAGTTCCAAGCGCTTCAGAGATGATCAGATCATCCATTGCTCGTCCCATCGCATAGGCTGCGTTGACGGCATAAGGTGATGCTGGATCAATCAACATGCGAAGCTTGTCGCTGTTATCGACCATATCTCCCCAATCGTATGATTTCGGCACAACGCGCCTGCGATCATGTGGGGTATCAATGAGCGGAGAATCCGCGTGGCGTGAAGTAACTTCTTGTGCGTTGGTGCTTCCAATACGCTCCATGAAGACTTCTTCACCGATTTTACCGGTTTCTAAGCGCACAGCATTTCGCAAACGCGAACCTTGCTGTTGCACTAGCAGCATCACGTTATCCGTGTACTGCTTAACAAATGCAGTAGTAATCTGTGTAGACATGGAATAACTCCAAAAACAAAGGTTTTGATCCCTTGCGTAACAATTGGAGTTATCCCGAACAGTGGGGTTCCGGCCTGCTAGCTACTTGGGCGCTCGCGCGTTGTCCTCAAGCTATGCTAGGCAAGCAAGGTGGATGAATTTCGTAGGTTAATTATATCATTTAACCCATGTATTGATAAAGATCCTGCATGCGTTTTACAGCTTCACTGTGCTTCGGATGATACGCATCACGATAGGCTTCCATGAAATCTGCATCTGCGCGCAAGTCTTCCATTGTTGAGCTAGCCGTGGCTGGCGACATGCCGCCTAGCTGCTCGCCTGTGCCAAGCATGACAGAACCATCTTCAGAAAGCGCTTGGCCGATCTTGCTGAAGGTTTTGATCAGACCAGGATGGTTGCCCAAGCCGGACTGTTCCAGAAACTGTACTGTGTCTGCATCGCCGTAGCGCAAGAATGCGCGCCGTGCTAGCTCCACGTTTTTGTTGTAGTCACCGCCAAATTCCTGCTGAAGCTGCTGCTGATACTCGACTTGTTGCTTGTCGAAATTATCACGCGCGCTCTGATTATCTTGCTGTGCAACATCAACCAGATAGCTCCGCAGTTGGTTTGCTTGATCTTGGTTTAATCCAATATCATGCGCGGTTTTCTTAAAATGATCCGGTGTCTCACCATCAAAGTTGTATCCGTCTGGAGATTCAGGCCGGCCCAGCCGGTTATAGATTTCTCCTTTGTCGGATTCGCCGTTGATTCGGACAAGCTCTTCTCCTGGTGCGCCCAGCTTGCGAACCGCGTGTACGTAGCTTTTTGCCAGCTTTTCGATGCTGTCAAAGTTCCGTAGACTAGGTTCGTTTGCCAACTCGCCAGGAAGCGTGGTCGGATCAAAGTTTCCAGTAGGTTCGGGTTGCCCTCCACCACCTAAGATGGTGCTAGGTTCCGGTGCTACTTCAGTATTCGTCGTCGAGGTTTGTTCTACTTCGCTCATAGGATTCTCGCTCCATGCGTTCCAGGTCAGCGATGCTGATGTTTAAGTATGACAGCAGATCCGCTACTACAGAGCGCCTGCCATCGTTGAAATGCGTATGGTACGGATCGCCCGCAACCATACAAGGACTGAAGATGAAGTTGCGCGAGCATAAGTCTGCTAGCACGCTTTTGCCATCTTCCGTGTCAAAGACACGTTCATAGAGCGCTTTACGCTCCTTCTCCCGCTGCTTTAGCATTTGCTAATGATGCTTGTGAGCGATTGCGGTCTGCCATCGATATAAGGTTGTTGGCTTGCGCTACCGCCATTTGTTCTTGAAGCTGCTGCTGTCGCGCCATTTGTTCCGCTTCTGCTTCGATTTCTTCCTGAATCTCTTCGTCAGTTTTAAAAACAGAAGGTGGCACGCGCAGTATTTCAGCCGCCAGTGATGCAACTCTTCCAGTATCGAGCCTGCGCAGGATGTTTGGATCGATCTGCGCCATCGGAATGAGAAACTGGATCAGCGCGCTCACACTGGTAAGCTCGCCAGTTCGCATCGAAATCCCAACCGGATTAGTGTACTCAATGTTGAAGTTTGCTTCCACAAGGGCCTCTGGGGGGTCTGGAAGCATCCGGTTCTTAATCATGATGTTCATCGTGCGCTCAACCAGTGGTCCCAGAAACTCAACTTCCTGGCGTGCGACAATCGGTCCCAGGATGCTAAGACGGTCCCGCTGGCGCTGGTTGACTTCGGTGGCACTGAAACGCAGCACATCACCATCGGGCGCAACCGGCCCAGGAAGCTCCAGCATATCGAGATAGAATGCACGGTTAATCGAATCTTTCACCATGCCCATTTTGGCTTCATTCAGATCCGGCCTGCCTGCGGTTTGTAAAGGAATGATCCTGTCATTCGGAGACAAGCCTGCACGGAAAAAGTTCAACCCGCCTGGGGTGGTTCGTATCGGTGAAAGGAATCCATCGTCAGGAACCATCAGCGGGGGATCAACCAGTTTGGCAAGTGCTTTCAATCCTAGCTCTTCCATCTTGTTAAGCATCTTGGTATCCGCAAGTGCTTCGATCCCAGGCCCGCGCCCATAGATTTCTTGGCTGTTTCGTTCCCAGCGGCTGCACACGTATGGAAAGGTTTCAAAGCCGGAAATGTTGACGATGTGGCTTTCCTTGAGCGGGCAGATGTAGACTGACATGAACGGCATGTTCATCGCAGATTGATCACCGAATGCGCGCTCCTTTCGAGGTTTAACGACATGCAGGCACTCAAATTCTTCATACTGCTTACCGTCTGTAAATGCTTTGACTACCGATTCAGAAAGATTGTCGATGCCAAACTCTTCAACAAGCTGCTTCGCCGTCATCTTGATCTTGCGGAACACGGTGTCCACGCGCCCCAGGTAATTGACTTGGAGATAGCATTCTGCGAGCGAGAAGGTGCGGAACATCGGACCCTGCCCAGGCATGTCTAGCACCATCATCACACCAGTTCCGAATGCTCCCAGGTCACTGTAATATTCGTGTGCGGCGGGATGAAAATTGGATTCCGGTGAATTGAATAACATGGCTGCGCGCCGCTGTGCTTCTTCAAGCCATAGCTGCACTTGCCGATCCTGCATCAGATCACGCTCCACCGTCAACTGGAACCAGGGAATGCTAGCATTGGTCAGAGTGTTATGGATGCCGCTGGAGAACCTTGTCAGCGCACGCACCGCAGTTCCTTCATAGATTTTGTTGCGGCGTTTCTCTCCTGGTGAGTATTCGGAGATAAAGTCAGCACGCCTGGGAAGCATGTACTCGCTAATCTCCTGCCAGTAGTTTTCCCAATTACGCCGGTCGGTTTCTAACTGCTGAAACTCCGTGACCAGTTCCTTGGTGAAGTCTCGCACTTGCGGGTCATTAACCACTATATCCTCCGATGCTTCGGCCGCTTCCGCTTCCGTATCCTGCGCCGCCGGTTAGGTTTGTTTCTGCGCGGCCGTATCTTCCTGCAAGCATGCGCCGGATCGCATCTAATCGCGCGCGCTCTTCTTCAGGACTGTTCTGATTTTGTTCCATTGAGCTATCGGCTGTGTCGGTGCTACCGCTGCCGCTGCCGCTGCTAGAAGAAGTGTCAATGTCATCATCACCACCACCTATGCCAAAGCGCTTCATCCAATTACCGCCGCCCCATGCTTTGTCAAACTCGCCCCCACCTATGCGATCACGATAAAACGCACCTCCTTCATAATTAGTTTTAAAATCTTCATACATTTCAGGAATCATCAGCATCTTGCCTGGAGTCGTATTCATCCATCGCCCGCC